CTGCTATCGAGGCTGCATACCGTGAAGGTGAAGCAAAGCTCAAGGGCAATGGTAAGTCCGTACCTGCTCTTTCCGTACTTAAAACGCCACTTCGTGATGGAGATCTTGAAAGACCAGACGATCCTGCATATGCTGGCAGCTACTTTGTGAATGCCAATGCAACCTCTGCACCGGGTATCGTAGATGCAGACCGTAATCCTATTCTCACTCGTTCTGAGGTTTACTCTGGAGTCTACGGTCGTGCCAGCATCAGTTTTTACGCTTTCAACAGCTCTGGCAATAAAGGCATCGCCTGCGGCCTTAACAATCTGCAGAAGATTCGTGATGGCGAGCCTCTTGGCGGTAAGGCATCTGCTGAATCTGACTTTGCAACTGATGACGACGATGATGATTTTCTTGACTAATGGAGGTAGCAAACTATGGAGACAATCATGATTAGCACAATTCTTGTAAACATCTGTATCGGCTGCTTCGCTTGCGTCGGTCTTACTACTGCAATCTCTATGATTCAGAGTATCATCAACGACCATAAACGCGAAAAGCGTGAGCAGGAAAAAGACAAGCGCGACCTCGAATACCACGAAAAGCGCATGAAAGACTTTAAGTAATCTATCAACCTGCTGGCGGTAGGCTCATTGCCGCCAGCACATTTTCTGACAAAAGGAGACAACCTATGAATGAATTTGCAGAAATCTTAAATCTATTTATTGCTAATGTCATCGCCTATACCTTTTTTGTGGCAGTATATGGCTTCATCATCTACAACGTAGGGAAAATCATTCTTTACCTTGTTCGTTATGCGGTATACCACATTCGCCGTGACATCAATAAATATAAATCCAATAAAGATAAACAGTAACACGGCAGGCGGCAGGGATTTCTCTGCTGCCTGTTTTGTAGAAAGGACAATCTCATGAAAACATTTAGTATCGATATTGAAACCTACAGCGATGTTCCACTTCAGAAAACTGGAGTATATCGCTATGTAGAGTCACCTGATTTTGAAATCTTACTCTTTGCCTACAGTGTAGATAACCAGCCCGTTCAGGTCATTGATCTTGCCTGCGGAGAACAAATTCCAAAAGAAATCCTTCTTGCTCTAGAGGATGAATGTGTCATCAAGTGGGCCTTCAACGCTACCTTTGAACGCATCTGTCTTTCTCGTTTCTTAGGTTATCCGACCGGAGAATATCTGAAACCGGAAAGCTGGCGTTGCTCTATGATATGGTCCGCCACGATGGGGCTTCCACTCTCCTTGGAAGGTGTCACGAATCAAAAAGCGCTTTGATGTAAGAGAAATAAAGTCCAGCAAGGACATCACCGACTGGAATGCTGGAAAGATACCAGTCGAAGT